TTTAGTTGATATTTCGGTTTTTAATTCCGTATCGGTATAATCTTTAAGTATGTTTTTGTTTGCTAAAAAAGACGGATGGTTAGTCCACGAATCCGCAATCGGGTCGGTTGCACTACCGGCAACAACGTGAATTATGTTCGTCGGATTGACTACCCCAACCCCAACGTTACCATTTGTGTCAATCTGTACTTTACTCCCACCGCCAATTGCAAACGTAATTGAAGAACAATCTATTGACATCGGTGTGTAAACCGATAAATTACTATCGTAACTGGCAATATAACCCGAAATACCTTGATTATATCCAGCGTTGTTTTTATAAAATATTGTTAATCCGGTTGTGTTGGGATATACTAACCCCTGATTAGAACCCTTGATAAATAATACACCCCCAACTTCTGTATGTCCATCCCGTGATACGTTAAACAAATTAGTCCCTGAAGTATTGAGTACGTCTAAACTTGCGAATACCGTCGTCGCACCGGTTAATACGGTACTGGATAACTGCGTACTATACGCACCGATACCCTGCAAGATAGACCCGTTTACCGTTACTGAACTGTCTACCGTCATCGCACCGTTAAAATCGCTTACGCCGGTAATTTCGGCAGTACCACTAACGGTAATGTTGCCGGTAACGGTAGTATTGCCGTTTACCGTAAGCGTAGATAGGCTGGACGTGTACGTACCCGCACCTTGCGTTAGATTGGCGTTTATAGTTAAATTGCCCGTCATCGTATCTCCGCTAACGTTTACCGCATTTTCGCCCATACGTACCGCATAACACGTTTGACTTAAAAGTAACAACCCTAAAATTAATTGTTTCATTTTACCTTCCCTTTTAGTTACCAATACATTCCAATATCGTTACTACGTTAGTAGTACCACTTGCACCAGCAGGCCCTTTACCATAGATTACGCCCGTAAACTTACCGTCTAACGAAAACCACGTCTGTTTCGGGATTTCAAATCCGCCGGTATCCGTATTGGCGTCACCCGTTAAAGCCGTATAACTGCTAACGTATAAACTGTTAGCCGTACTGGTATTATATATAATTACGTCCACACGGAACGCATTCGCCGAGATAATCGTACTCGCCGTTGTACTGGTAACGTTTACTACGCTATTGTTAATTCTGTACCCTTTTTTTATCGGAGTGCCGACGTCCCATTGCGAATTGCCTAAACTTAACATTGCCGGAATTAAACATAATCCAACCCACGTTAAAACGATTGTTTTTTTCATACTGTCCTTCCTGAATTGTAGAGAAGGGATAGAATAAAAATCTACCCCTTCTCTATTCTATTTACCGCTACAATCTACGGTTTTGCATGTGTAAATAATATCCTGCCTGCACTAACGTTTAAAGCTGCAGGAGCCATCGAAAACTTATACGATACCGTCGAGTATAAGTTCATCGGGTTTGACGTATCTCCAGGACCGGGAGTTTTAACTATCATTTCAAATCCTTTGGCTTTCCCGGCGCCAAGAGTCGTTACACCATAAGCACCCTGTCCAAAAATAAACGAAATGTCACAAGAATGTGCATCAACACGATATTTAGGTAAATTGTTACTTAAATACCATTTTACACCTTCCACTTCACCGGTAAGGTTAGATTCCATCTTTTTAACGTCCCCGGTATACTGATACCACGTCTTAAAGTCCGGGTCGGCTTTTAAATCCGCCCAAGCGTCGGTATTGGTTACACCTTTAAAGTATCCGTCGGCATATTCTAACGCATCTTTAGCCCTTAACTGTTTTACCGTTTTGCGAATTGCGTATAAACTCATCCTCGCCGAAGTTGACGGAGCGTCCTTGTCTACCGCACTTAACTGGGTAGCAGTCGTACCGAATACTGCCGGGAAGTTAAACGCTAAAGCAGTATTTGCCGCTAAGTTAGGCGTACCCGCGTGAAATGCTGATACTACACAACTCATCCAACTTGATAAAATACTTACCCCGGTATTCCGTGCAATAGATTTACGGAAAATACCGATCTGTACGACTTTATCTACAGACCTGCCTGCTGAATCTGCAAGGTTTTCAATCGCACCTTCGGTAACGTCTAATGAAGACGTATAATCTATCAAATCGGTAATTTTTACCGTTCTGCCATATTGTAATACCGTAGCGGTAACTGTACGGCTGGATAAACCAGCTGCACTAGGCGTTACGCCTTCGGACCCTAACGCGCCAGTTACCGTACCGAAATTACTCCATCCGTTCCATCGGGCCGTCGAACCAGCCCCTTTTGGTAACGGTGTCTTTACCCCGAATTGAAATAATACCGCTCTCGGGGTTAAGCGCGGTAATGCTAACCGTACAAAATACGTAGATAATAAATTATCTAACGTAAGGGTTGTACTTAAAGTATCTGCCATAATCCTATCCTCCTCTATTAATCGTCTGCTGAATTAACTTTTTTAAACTATTTATCGGCATAACGTTAGGATCAGCTCCTTCCGCAGGTTCTATACGTGAAGTAGTTTCTACCATCGCTTTACGTTTATCGTTATTCGTAGATTGAACTGAACTTTTCGTCCCTTTGCCCATACCACGAGCGATAAAAAAAGCGTCTTTAACGTACCGTTCAGGATTACCAGTCCATTCAGGATGATTTTTAAATACGTCGGTAACTGCATCCTGCATTTCTTCCGTAGCAAATTCCGGATGTTCTGCCGATAACCGTGTAACTTCTAATTCTAAATCAGCTTTTCGTTGTCTTTTTATTAACGGTGCGTTAAATACTTCATTTACCCGCGCTAAAGTTCCAAACGGATCTTCCTGTAAATCACGTAAAAACGATTCACGAACTTTTTCAAGATCGTAAACTTGAGTTTCTTCTTCATTCCCAGGTTCCGTTTTTTTAACGTTAGCCGGTTGTCGAGATTGGTGAAATTCACGTTCTAAGTTCATATACGATTCCGCCATCTGGTCAGTAGATTTAAACCCTTTCTTTTTCATTAAATCTAATGTAGATGCTGAACTCGGCGGAATGGGTTGCACGACAGGAACGTCCGGTACTCGTTCGGGTTTTGTCGGCTCTGCCGGTTCGTCCGCTTCTTCCGACGTAGAACTTGACGGTTCGGTTTCTGTAACTTGTTCTGCTACCTTCCGTTTAACCGCTTCCGCTAACTGTTCGTCTGATAAAGAATCTAACGGATTGGATTCCTCGCGCGATACGTTCGCAAATTCCACTAACTCGTCTTCCATCGTAATCTCCTTTCGCTTGTTCTCCCGTTATGGGAGAGGCTACTTATTTAACATTACCGTCCTGTCACAATAACAGGATTATGGTAAAAGTTCTTTTATTCTGGTTTCACATAAACTTAAAACGTATTCTAAAGCATTTAAATATCCCTGCACCTGATAAAACGTTGAATCACGTCTACATTTACGTAACTGCGTATATTTACTTTTAAACAGGTCTTGGAGTTTCGGTACCATATAATTTTTCCAGCCCGGATTTTCCGATAATATACGTATTAGTTGTATTTCGTTCTGTTCTTCTTCGGTTAATTTCTGGTCTTCCATAATTTAAAAGTTCTGGTTCTGTCCTACAGTAGTACCTTGTACTGGTACACCGGGCGTACCCAAAACTTCTCCGCCCATCATTTGTGACGTATTCCCCGATTTTTCGTTTATCCCCATCCGTTGTAAGGCAACCTGTTTCGCAACTTGCATCTCTTCCTGTTGGCTGGTTTCTTCCGGAGTACGTAACAACTCATCGGGATTGTCGCCTATATCAGAAAGTAAATATATTTTTTCCATTATTACATTTTCTTTTACGTTCGGATTGCCTTTAACGATATTATAAAATTGTAATAATCTCAATAATTTAGTTTCTTTGTTTTCCATCGTAATCACGCCCGTTGCCGTTATGTTATAATCTTTTACCAACAATTCCGGCGTAATTTTAATTATCTCTACCCCTTTTTCTCCCGCAACGTTAATTACGTCACCCGGCGATATAAACTGATAATCTAACTGGTAAAACATCTGTAATAATTCGTTAAGCCCTTTTTCGAATTGGCGTAAATACATTAAAATACGTTGTCCCGACGCCCGTTGCAGAATACTCATCCCCGTAGCAGTTGAACTTAGTTCACCACCGGATATACCTTGCGTAAGTTTAGTTATTTGCGTTACTTCCTGCATCCATCGTTCGGCTTCCCCTACCTGGGCAAAAGCAACTCTCGTTACGTCAGGTATCTGAACGAATTTTAAAGCTTCCATTTCGTCCGCACCATAAACACCACCGGGTTTAAGTACTAACCGTTGCACGTCAACACCGGAATTTTTTTTGTATTGTATAGGTACGTTTAACGATAAACTGATGTTATCGTTACGCTGATTTACCAACTCGTTTACTAAATATTGTAAATCACGCGTTTCTTCCGGTAACCCTTCACCCACGAAATTGTTGGGAATACGATTATAATCAATTTTTATAAACGGGTTTTTCGTATGCCAGAACGGGTTCTCTTCTTTACGTATTAAATATTTTCCCGCAGCTACGGTTAATATACAAGGTTCTAAAACGCCATCTTTGTTTATATCGTATTTACCCCACCATTCCAATAGTTCAATCGGTTCGGCACCCTGGGGATAAGTCGTCCCCATACTGGTCTGTCGTAACATGTTGGTTTCAATGTTCGCCGTCTGCTCTCCACTGTTAGCCGTACTTACGTCTGCATCCGTTAAATTTTCAACTTCATTTTCGTAAATTCCGCCCCGCCGTTTACTGTTGTTACGTAAATAACTTAAATTTCTGCGTACCCGATGGATAACCCACCCATCCTGTATGTTCAACATCTGCGGATCGAAATAAAAGTCGGATAAATTCACTACACTAAAATTCGGTTGGTCTAAAGTTACGATATTTTGTTTCTGCGTATCCCACCCTACCTGTCTGACGCCCGTTTTTATCGGTAAATCTAAACCAAATACGTTTAAATTTATATCTTCATATTTAGGTATTCGTATCGTACGGTTATATTGTTGTTTATCCCAGTATACTTTAAGTATACCCATCCCGTAAACAACCGTATTTATGGCTAAATCCGTAAATTTGTTGACTATGTCAACCCGCTGAATCTGATAGTTTAAAATACGACGTATCGTATCGGCTAACTCTTTATCCGCCATATCTTCCGTAGGTTTAACCTGAAACGGCGGATTCTGGCTGAATAACGTGTTGATAATGTTAGATACCACCGATTTGACTTTTGCCGACGTTAGCGGAATGAATTTGTTGCTCATCCAGGTATACGGTTTCTTATCCGGTATACAATGATATAAATCGTGATATTCCTGCCAGTCGGTATAATATCCCGCACTTTGTAAATATGTTTCGGATTCGCGCTTATTCGCCATTACCTGGTTAATGAGTTTTGACGTTTCTATAATGTCTTCCATATTAACGGCCCCGTATACGTTTCATCTGCGTTCTACCTGATGTTTTATTAGCCATCCGTTCGGGTAAATTTTTAAAGTTCGTATCTTCTGCATACTCTTCCGCCTGAGTTTGACTTATTTCCGGTTTTTTACCTTTACGCCACTTTTTGCTTCCACCCGCAGCAGCGTAAAATAATCGTTGTTGCGATTTACTTTTAAACGGATTATGCCCCTCTTTTATACCCATACGTTCAATTTCTATGTTCCCTTCTTTACCATCATCGGTTTCTGATAGAGACGTTACCTTACAATGAGCGTGTATAGTAATTTCGTCCCCTACTCCCATTTCTGCTATTTCGGGAACGGTTTTACTGTCTATCCGTACAGAGGGATACCATTTTTTGGCTGAATCCACTTTCTGAAGTTCATTGATTTTACCCATTTCGTGCATATCGCCTTTTTTAAACTCTTTTTCGTGTTTTGCATGTTCCATTTGTTTAATTCCTTTCAATGATACCAAACCGCGGGTTCCGGGATATTGTCAGTTTCGGTATAATAATGCGGATTGCCTTGTATAATGTAACATAACGCCTGCATCGTATGGTCACTTACCTTCGCCGGTTCGTCCGGTAAATTCTTTTCGTATTTACCGCGATAACTTTTATACCGCCATCGGATAATCTCTTTTATCGTATTAAAACACGTGTTAAATATAAATAATCGCGGCCTGCCAGTCCGTACGTCAACTTCTAATAACTGCCGTATCGTATCTCTCGCACCACGTAAAGCATCGTGATCGTTGTTACCTAATCGTGTAATGATACCGTTATCCGTATAAATCTGTCTTATACTATGCCCTACCCCAGTCCGATGGTTGGTGCTGGGATCAATTATACTCCAGTTATACCTAACCCCGCCACTCATCTCTTTAATGTTACGTGCATTGGTTTGTGCATCTTTGTCAATTTCATAATATTCGTCATATACGTAATATTCTTCCACCTCTTCGTTTACCGTACTTGGTATACAAAATAGCCATAAACACGCCGTCGGATTGTTCTCCCCATGGTCTATCCCACGAAAATGTCGCGCTTTTTTCGGCATGGGAAACGAAGGTATTATATGGACATTATCATTGAAGTTTTTTAAAATTAATCCGCTAAACTGTACAAACTTGCCTTCTATCCTCATCCGTTTCTCTTCCGGACTCATCGTAAGTTCCGCTTTGTCGATCGCTTCTTTACTTAACCACGGGTTGTCCCTCATACTCATCTCTATTACTTCAATGTCAGGATTGACCGTACGCTGTTCGTATATTTCGTCGTATACCCAACTCATCCCTTCCGTAGGCGTCATCGCACACCATAACATGCCACCACTGTCTATTGTCCTCATATAACATTCCTGCCAGACTAAATAGTCAGGCTGTTCGTCAAATGATACCCAATCTTTTTTCGTACCCTGAAACTTCTGCGCTCCACTATCGCAACTTTTAAACCCTATTATACTGCCAGTCGTCGCTTCTAATATCCGATCCGCTGAATACCATCTCTTTATCCATTTCCTACTCGTCCATTTCTTGATCATTAATTCCGCAACGTCCCGGCTCGTACTGAAATCTAAACTTACTATCCAACCGCTGTTCGGTACGCTAACTTTCCTGAACGGATGCGTCCCCATCGTATACCATATGCTCTCTACTGTGCCACTTATCGTTTTGCCACTCCGATTACCACCTATGATAAATCTTATTTTTTTGTTACTTTGATGAAATTTTAGTTGCTGCGGATTCCGATAACAATTGTAAAACGCTAACGGATTGTCCCGTTCTAATCTCATCTTTTCTATTTTAACTAACGCTAACCGCTGTTTCTGTTCTAACGTTAAATCTCCTACGTTAAATCGTTTTATAAATTCGTCGTACGTTTCTATAGGAGAATATTTAGTTGAATTGTCAACTGTTTGTATCTGTTCCATAAAATTTATACCCTGGTTTTATAAAATTTTATAACCTGTTTTTCTATCCAAGGATAGGTTAATTTCGTTCCATCTTCTAAAGAAAACCTTGGTTTCCATCCGGTAGAATAAATTCTATTA